CCGGACTATGGACATTTGTTTACTATGTTAATGATGCAGACGGTGATACAATCTTCTTTGAAGAAGATGGCAAGACAGAGTTAACAAGAACAAAATACAAACGAGGAAATGCTGTTCTATTTCCTGCACACTATTGGCACACTATGGACTTGACTACGGTTCCGTTTCGTGTTACAATAGGTATGACATATTCAATAGAGACAAAATTAAATGACTGATAGATTACCTTTAAAAGATATACTTGGTGCAATCGATATGAATGCAAAAGATGTATGGGACGAACTTACTGATGAACAACGTAAGTCTGTTAGTTTCTTTTTGCTTAATAGATATTGTAGTGTAGTTAAAGGTAAACGTGAAGCACAAGAACTTTCAGTATTCAAAACTAATGAATATTATAACAAGAACTATTTTACTATTGCAAAACATCAGAAACTATTGTGGCAACTACTTTGCATGACAGCAAACGAAAACAAGTCTATTCAGTATCATGAATGGATAGGTTATAAAAAGAAAAAAGGTGCTACTAATAAATCAGGCAAAGAACTTGAAAAGATATTTCCTAACATGAAAGCAGATGAAATACAAATGTTAGTTAGTATGAATAAGAAGAAAGATATAGAAAAATTTATAGAGGAATTCAATGGGCATAATTAAAAAGAACGGAAGACTGTTTACATTTGGTTGTAGCCTAACAAGATATCACTGGCCTACATGGGCAGATATCTTAGGACAAAGTTATGCTGAGTTTTACAACTGGGCTAACAGAGGTGCTGGCAATAGACAGATTATGGAACGGTTTAGTGAAGCATGTTTACGTCATGACTTTACAACTGAGGACACAGTTATTGTACAATGGACTGACTATCATAGATTTGATCATCACAAGAGTGATCCAGACTTACCTGAGAGTTGGTATCCGGGCGGCAACATATTTGTTGATAATCAAGCAGATCAGATTAAAGGCTTTGTAATGAATAAGTTGTGGGACGAACGTTCGTATATGATGCACTCGTTTAACTCTATACACGCCGCAGTAGCACTTGCAAGAACTATTAAAGCAAGAGTAGTTTTTATATTTGGTACTGACATGCGAGAACATTTATTACATGATCCGTATTGGGCACCTTACAAAAAGATTTTACAAAACAGTTATTGGATTGAAAAGGATTTATATAACTGGATGGTACAGATGCATGATAAACGTTTATCGTTCAAAGGTGCAAAGTTAGGTAACTTAGATGAGGAACCTACATTAGATTATCACCCAACGCCAATGATGTATTATGAATTCCTAATGAAACGCATTTCACCATTGTTAGGTGTAGGGATTGATAAAAAGTTTGCAGGCAAATATCAGAAAGTATTAGAGGCTACAGATGACTACAAAGATATCGGAAAAGCAATTCTTGAAGCAGGTTACGATACAAATAAAAGATACGCAAGGGGTTACTAACGTGTCAGATAAAAAGTTCGTATGTCAATATTGCAATACAGCATACACAAGAGAAAAAACTCTTATGGTGCATATGTGCGAACAAAAACGTAGAGCATTACAAAAGAACGAGAAACGTGTACAGTTAGGCTTTTATGCATTTACAAGATTCTATGTACTGTGTCAGAACGTTAAGAAAGAAAAGACTTATGAAGAATTTTGTAAGTCATCATACTATAACGCATTTGTAAAGTTTGGATCATTTGTAAACAATGTGCGTCCGTTATACCCAGAGAAGTATATTGACTATGTAGTAACAAGCGGAGTCAAACTTGATCATTGGTGTAGAGATGAACTGTATGAAAAATACGCAATTGGTATCTTAAAGAAAGAAGGTGTTGAAACAGCAGTAGAACGTTCAATCAAAACTATGATGGATTGGGGAGATGACCAAGAAGCACAATGGAATGATTATTTTAGATATGCAAGTCTTAACAGAGTAACGCAACATTTACGTGATGGTAAGATTAGTGCATGGCTTGTATTGAATTGTGCAAGTGGTAAAGAGATGTTATCAAAATTTAATGATGAACAACTTGGGATTGTATATGCTGTAATGGATCCACAGCATTGGGCATTACGTTTTAAACGTAGTCCAACAGACGTAGAATTGGTAAAAGAAATAGCACAAAAGGCTAACTTATGATTGACAAAGACGAAGAAAAACTGTATAATATAACTATGAACACACAAAACAATAATGAAATGATAGTGTCAAACCATGTTGGTGTTGACGGAGAAAGTGTAGATAGAATCTATGGAGACCCTAATAGTGGCAAGTATAGATTAGTTCAAAGAGACTACACTACCTATAAAGGAACCATTAATAAAAAAATGACTATGGTCAAAGGTACAGACGGTAATCGATTTAAGAGTCATGTGTTTGTTACACAAGATGATAGATGGTTTGATAGAGGCGGTTTGCCTATCACTAAACCAAACAATTTAGCAAATGAAACAGAAACAAAAGAAACAAAAGAAGAAGAAAAAAGTAGTATCGAAAAAGCGAGTGACTAAAAGAGAAATCGAAGGATACTACATTCCAGGAGATGGTACAATACAAACATTGTACAAACCCAAATGGTAATACTATACGGAATAATATTTCTATGTGTGTGTTACGCAATACCCGTATTCATGCTATGGTGCATGGACAAGGAAGAGCCTAAATAAAATGCCTGATATTGATATAGACTTTGCTGATAGAAACGTAGTGCTTGATAAGATTAAGCATCGTGTCGCTAAACTTGACACAGGCAAAAAACATAACACAGGTGTATACACAACTGAGGTTCCACACAATCCTGTGGACAACTTATCTACAATCGAACACAAGACTGCAGAAGAGCGAGGATATTTTAAATTAGACTTCCTCAACGTTTCGATATATAAAGATGTACAAGATGAAGCACATCTTATTAGACTCATGAAGAAGGAACCATTATGGGATTTACTAACCGCTCCAGAATTCAGCAAACAATTATTTCACGTAGGAGAACACAGTTACCTCCTAAGCAAACTAAAGCCAACAACGATACCGCAGTTAGCGGCAGTGCTGGCGATCATAAGACCAGCGAAGAGACATCTACAAGACCATGGCTGGGAACAGATACTACAAGAGGTGTGGGTAAAACCTGAAGACGGTTCCTACTACTTTAAGAAAGCACACGCAATGGCGTATGCCCAAGCAATCGTAGTTCATATGAACTTGCTCTGTGAGCAAATCCAAAAGTAATTATTTAGGCTTTTTTACTAATTGTACAGAACGTCTTTTCACTCTCTTGAGTGTAAGGTTCTTTAAGTTCACAGTTGGCCCGTGAACGATCTTTACGTCTTTACTGTTCATGTTAACCAATGCGTATCTAAACTTATCCATCTCTTTTCTCAAAAAGATGTTGATAGGGATCATGCGGTTACTTTCCCACCACCATGTTTCACCCATCTCTAAGAACACTGGTTGATGTCCATCTTGTAACTCTGAGTAAACGTACATGCTTGTAATAAAGTTATCCTGATTACAAACGATACCTACGTACTCATTGCCACCATATGTAACAACACTTAAAAACGGAAATTTATCTTCTATGTCTTTTCTTAACATCATATCCTATAAATAGTTATATGCAACTTATACCCAGATATTTAGTCAATGCCAAAACCACTCTCGTAGCAAATGTGACTACGGGCACAACAACGGAGTTAAGACAAGTGTACCAGAAAAACTTAAAAATTTTTAAAGGTATCGACAACATGTTGACCTTTGAAATAAAAAACAACGACAGTAAGCCTATAAGCATACTTAATACGTATACGCCACACTTTACAGCGTTCGATCATGCTAAAACACAAGTGCTTACTAAAATAGGAACAATTAAAGAAACATCAACGCCTAACTATAAAGGTCAGTTTGAAGTTAGTATTACTGCAAACGACTTATTAAACTTAGACGATCAGTTACTAACTTATACAATTTACTTGACTAAGGACAGTGACAACAGTGAAGTACTTACGTATGCTAACACCCACTTTGAGATGATTGGTACCATCGAGTTGCACGGTGAAGCATTCCCTGGACCGAAAGACACATACTCCGTTAGTTCTTTCACAGAGATAGAAAACACTGATCCTGTTGAATATAAGAGCGAACAGATCACAGCAGAAGCGGCACGTAATGGTAACGAAGCATTACATACTGCGGCAATATACTCAACTGACTTTATAGGTACAGTAACTATTCAAGGTAGTTTGGAAAACCAAAATCCAACTAATTGGGTAGACATTACAACTGTAAATTTAGAAAATCCAACTGACCCTACTCCAGTTAATTTTAATGGTGTGTTTTCATATTTGAGAACCAAATATACAACAACAAATTCTGGAACAATTGATAAAGTATTAGTCCGAAATTAGTTGACTTCTGATGCAAATGATACTATAATAGTATTATGAGCATTGTATTCGAGACACTACAGTTACATCTACCTACTAAGAAGAAAACTACTCCAAGTGGTTGGACTTCTTTCAATGCACCTTGTTGTGTACACAACGGAACCAATGCTGACAAAAGACAACGTGGCGGACTAATCAATAACGGCGAAGGTGGTATAAGTTATCATTGTTTCAACTGTGGCTTCAAAGCAAGTTGGGTTCCAGGCAGACAGTTAAGTTACAAAATGCGTAAACTGTTTCAATGGTTAAACACACCCGATGATGTAGTAACTAAACTTGCACTACAATGTTTACAGATTGCTGAAGTAGGTATTAGTAACGTTGAAATAAAACTTCCTAAGTTTGATATTAAAGAATTACCTAAAGATGCTAAACCTATTAACAATGATACACCGTTAGAAGTCATACAGTATCTACAAACAAGAAACTTATACTTAGAAGATTATAACTTTCATTGGTCACCTGAATTAAAAGATAGATTAATCATTCCGTTCTATCACAAAAATGAAATAGTAGGATACACTGCACGTAAAGTTAAAGATGGTAATCCAAAATATCTAAGTGATCAACAACCTGGATATGTATTCAATATTGATGCACAACATTATACTCGTGTGCTTACTATTGTTGTAGAAGGTCCTTTTGATGCAATAGCAGTAGAAGGCTGTGCATTACTGGGTAGCGAAATCAAAGATCAACAGGCCATGCTCCTCAATAGTTTAAATACAAATAAGATAGTTGTGCCTGATAGAGACGAAGCAGGTGCTAAACTTGTAGACCAAGCAATAGAACTTGGCTGGAGTGTTAGTATGCCCGAATGGGGTAACAACATAAACGATGTGAATGATGCTGTAAATGAATATGGCAAAATGTACACATTGTATTCAATTGTGTCAGCAAGTGAAAAGAACGAATTAAAAATTAAACTACGGAGCAAAAAATGGTTTGGTTAAAAACATTGTGGGATAAGATCACTAAACCGATTAGTGATTGGAATGATAAGCGTAGAATGAAAAAGCGGATTGAAGAACTTAAGAAACGTGATCCTTTCATTTACAAATGAGAATGCCTGGAGATAAAACTATGATCATATGGGGTATGGTTGGAAACAGCCACGATGCAAGTTTGGCTGTGTTCAGAAAGACAGAGAACAAGTTAGAATTATTATGGGCGGCATTGAGCAAAGACTTCAGTAACGTAGATAATGATCCGCATTTCAATTGGACTATAATTGAAGTTGCAAGAAAGAACTTTGGTGACCCAGACCAAGTTGTATGGTATGAGAATCCATTTACAAAAAGTCTTAGACAGTTATGGGCTGGACAAGGTTTCTTGTTTAAAGAAAATAATATTAAAGCATACTTGAAGCAGTGGAACATTGATGTTCCTATTAAGTATGTACCACATCACTTATCACATGCGGCATATGGATATTACACAAGCGGTTGGAATCACGGTAACGTAATATGTATTGACAGCATTGGAGAGTTTGAAACACTGACAATGTGGAGAGGTGATGGAGATACATTAACAAAAATTAGTAGTCAAAGTTATCCTAACAGTTTAGGACTTTGGTATAGTGCAATGACACAACGTTTAGGTTATACACCTAACAAGCAAGAAGCAGTTATTAGTACGTTAGCAAAGTCAGGTAACCCATACAAGTACAAGCAAAAACTGTATGATGATTTCTTTGAAGTAACATATGATCCATTATGTAAAATTAAATTTAAAGAGAACTGCCATAGAGGATTAAGATGGTATGCTCCTGAGATTAAGGACATTGACAACCTTGCGGCAAGTGTACAACATGTGTTTGAAGACCTGTGTATGAAACTTACTACAAGCATACAATACAATAACCCAAGTACCAATCTTGCTGTAACAGGAGGTTGTGCTTTGAACAGAGGCGCAATGGACAAGATTAGAAAGAACTGGAGAGGCTTTTGGATACCAACCAATCCAGGTGATCCAGGAAGTTGTATCGGAGCAGTATTGGCTTTGGAGAAGAAACACATTGACTTTGATGAAGAAATATGGTATAATAATAAGGCAAAAAAAGGATTAGCGAATGAATAAAGAATATGGTTATGATGTACAAAAGGTATATCTGCAAATGATGTTGAGCGATGCACAATCGTTTGTGCGTTGTCAGACTATCTTTGACCATAGTTTATTTGATCGTAAACTGCAAGACGCGGCAGAGTTTATGAATGCGTATGTTACAGAACACAATGCATTGCCTACAGAAGAAATGGTTAATGCAACCTGTCAAACTGATCTTAAGGTTCCTGAAGGACTTAGAGAAGAACACTATGATTGGTTACTGCAAGAGTTTGAAACGTTTACAAGACACAAAGGACTTGAGAGAGCAATACTTGAAAGTGCTGAACTACTTGAAAAAGGTGAGTATGGTCCTGTAGAAGACAAGGTCAAGAACGCAATACAGGTAGGACTACAAAAGGACTTAGGTATTAATTACTTTGAAGATCCTAAAGGTAGACTTATGGGATTGAAAGACAACAATGGACAAGTAAGCACAGGCTGGACAACACTTGATAGAAAACTATTCGGTGGCTTTAACAAAGGTGAACTGAATATCTTTGCAGGTGGATCGGGTGCAGGTAAGAGTTTGTTCTTGGCAAACTTAGGTGTGAACTGGGCATTGAACGGCATGAACGTTTGTTATCTAACTTTTGAGTTGAGTGAGGCATTGGTAGCAATGCGTGTTGACAGTATGTTTACAGACATTCCAACAAAAGAAATATTTAAGGATCTTGATGGAGTTGAAATGAAAGTCAAGATGATTGGCAAGAAGGCTGGAGCATTCCAAGTCAAGTATATGCCAAGTGGTAAGAA